CTCAAACGCTGAGCTCGAAGTACCTGTCGAAGTTCAATCACTCCGAGCGCCTCATCTCGATTGACGACATGCTCGTCAGCGCGGCGTTCGTTGCGAACATCGATGAGGCGAAGAACCACTACGACGTTCGTAGCATCTACACCACCGAAATCGGCCGTCAGCTTGCTTACGTTGCGGACAAGAACCTGATCCGCACCGTTCTTGCAGGCGCTACGAAGACGACCGACCGCTTCGGTGTTGCCTCTACGGTTTCGACTCAGTACCTTGGTGGTACGATCGAATACGACGACGAGGCGACCGGGACTTCGCTCGGCGACAAGCTCGTGGCTGCGTTCATGGAAGCGGCCCGTAAGATGGACGAAAAGAACGTCCCCTCTTCGGAACGCTACGCCATCGTGACTCCAGAGGTTTACTACCAGCTTGTGCAGTTCAGCACCGACGCGATCAACCGTGACTTCAACCCTGAAGGAAACGGCAGCATTGCCGGCGGTATGATCATGTCGATCGCTGGCATTCGCATTCTGAAGTCGAACCACATTCCGACTACCAACGAATCCTCGGCTGCTATTGCTCCGCATAACGATACGGGCATTCAGAACGACGTCTTCGGTGGAGACGGTACGGGTTACGGCGCGTTCAATTTCACTCGCACCAAGGGTGTGATCTTCCAGCGCGAAGCCGTTGGTACGGTCAAGCTCCTGGATCTCGGCATCGAAAGCGAGTATCAGATCGAACGTCAGGGAACCCTGATGGTCGCGAAGTACGCAATGGGTCACGGCATCCTCCGCGAGGAGTGCTGCTACTGGCTGCGTGGCGACTTGGCCGTCTGATCTGAGTCCATCCTGATTCTCAACTGGGGGGCCACCATCGAAAGGTGGTGGCTCCCTTTTCTTTGGAGTGAACATGCCACTAAGCAAAACGACGAAGCTGGAAGCAATCAACACGATGCTTTCGGTTGTTGGAGAGCCTCCCATTAACACCCTCGACACGGTTAGTCGTGTTGACGTTGTTACTGCTTTGGCAATTCTCACCGAAACCCTGAAGGAAGTGCAATCTCAGGGCTGGCACTTCAACAGCGACGACAACGTCCCGCTGATTCCAGACGCCAACGGATACATCCAGATTCCCGACAACATTGTCCGAGTCGATATGACGGACGAAGTTTACGGGAAGGATCTGACGATTCGAGCGAACAAGGTCTACAACAAGTCAACCTTGAATGACGTGTGGCCGGCACAGACGATCCTGAAGTGCTCTGTCGTCTATATGTTTGACTTTGAGGAGTTGCCGGAAACTGTCCGTCGATACGTTGTGATCCGAGCGGCGCGCATCTTCAATGATCGTGTTGTTGGCGATCAATTGCATCACGCATTTACAGCCCAAGACGAAATGGCTGCTCTTGCCGCCCTTAAGGAGTTTGACGGCGAGACTGCTGACAACAGCATCTTTGACAGCTACAACATCGGAGCGATCGTGAATCGCCCGTCGATTACCTCCAGGCTTAGCTGAACATGCTGACACTAACCACAATTACTAACTTCCTTGGCGGAGTCTCTCAGCAGCCCCCGTCAATGCGGTTCCAGAATCAATGCACGGAGTTGGTTAACGCCATTCCGTCTCCTGTGGATGGGCTAATTAAGCGTCCTCCGACGGAATATGTCGCAACGCTGCTGGATTCCGCTCAAGCTCCGCTTGAGTTTTCCGATGTGTTTGTACACACAATCAACCGCGCCGAATCGGAGCGATATTTCGCCGTATTTGCGTACAACTCAACTACGGACGTAGCGAGTGTCAATGTGTACACGGTTGATGGCACCCGAATTCCAGTCACCCTGGATACTGGGGCCATTAATTACATCAAGCAAGTCGGACTCAAGGACAATCTTCGGGCTGTGACGGTTGCTGACGTGACGTTTGTCGTTAATACAAGCGTAGAAACCGATTACACAGCGGCTTTGTCAACTTACAGTCGAGAACTGACGTCACAGCCGCAAGAAGCAATCGTCTTCATTACTCAGGTGGACACCAACCGCGAACATGAGATCATTCTTAAGTTCACCAGCGGAGCGACGACTGAAACGTACACGCTGACCCACAAAGCTAGTGGTAATGACATCGGTACTGATCACACCGCCGCCGAGCTTGAAAACGACTTTAACGTCGCCAAGCAAAACGCTCAGACCGGGACGCTCATTAAATCGTTTTCCGTCAGCAGATTCTCATCTGTGTTGTTCTTCTACCGCGCTTCCGGCACGGCTTTGATGGAAATCAGCGTCTCAGACGACTTGGCTACCGACGGCGCGCTTTTGATTCGCGGTGAGGTTGCCGATTTTTCTAAGCTTCCTCCCGTAGCCCCCCACAAAGTCAAAGTGAAGATCATTGGAGCCCCAGAATCTAGATCCGATGACTATTGGGTGGAGTTCATCCAGAACTCAACTTCAACTAACACCCTTGTGCCGCAGAACGGCTATTGGGTTGAAACGAATGCCCCTGGAATCAAGACCACCCTGGATCCGGCAAAGATGCCGCACATCTTGATTCGCGAAGCTAATGGCGAATTCAGGTTTCGCAAGGCCGACGGAGCAGCGCCGTACGAAAACTACGTTTGGACAAAGCGTCTTGTTGGTGACGACAGCACAAACACGACGCCCACGTTTGTCGGTGAAAAGATTTCCGACATCTCGGTGTATCAAAACCGACTGGTTTTCCTTTCGGGCGAGAACGTCATCTTCAGCGAAACATCGGAGTTCTTCAACTTTTTCCGCATCACCGTCGCCGACACGACCGATGCGGATCCGATCGACATCTCATCGACGACCCCTAAAGTTGCGGGGCTGCGATCAATTCTCCCGTTTGAAAACCAGCTGATCCTGTTCTCGCCGCTGTCTCAATTCTCGATTCAAAGTAACGGGCCGTTCGCCACCCGAACCATTTCGATGAACTTGGTTGGCGACTACCAGAGCACCGCAACCCTGCCTGTTTCGTCCGGCAACTCGCTGTTCTTCCCGTTCTCTCGTGGGGGGTATTCAGGGGTTCGTGAGATGGTGCTTTCGAGCCGGTTGGATGGCCGCTTCATGGCGGAGGACATCTCAGCCGTTGTACCGCAGTACATCAAGGGCTCTATTACCCGATTGGTTGGAAGCACCCACGAGAACTATCTGGCTTGCCTTTCATCCGGTTCGCCCGACGAGATCTACATCTACAAGTACTTCCAAATCGGTGACAATCGGGTTCAAAGCGCTTGGAGCAAGTTCAAGATTTCAAGCGGACAGATTTTGGATGCTGTGTTCATCGACTCGTCGCTGTACCTATTTGTGAAGGTCGGCATAACCCTGGAGATCAATCGAATCAGGCTTGATGCCGGCCGAGTTGACGTGGACTCTGATTACGTCACGTTGCTTGACCGCCGCCTCGATGAAGTCAAACTTGCCAGTTCTGGTGGGTACAGAACGTACGACGCGACAAACAACGAAACAACCGTCGTGCTGCCTTACGACTTCGATGCAAACAAAATCCAGGTCTACACGAAGACCGGCGTTAAGTTGGATGTTTACCCCGTGGCATACAACTCATTCAAGATTTACGGCGACAGAACGCAGACTCCAATGTGGATTGGGGAGAAGTACGACTTCCGGTTTGTGTTGTCTAACCCGTCGTTTAGGACGTCGTCTGAGGGGTCTGTTTCTGCCATTTCCGGTCGGTATCAGATGCGCTACGCGACGATCGCGTATGGCACGACTAGCTACTTTAAGGTCAACGCCGCGGTGGAGTACGGGGATACTTACTCGTACACGTTCACGGCAACGACTCTTGGCACGGGGCTGAATCAGGTCGGAAACGTCCCTCTTGATACGGGCAAGTTTCGAGTCCCGATCTACTGCAACAGCGAGGCTTTGACGCTTTCGATTGAGAGTGATAGTGCCCTTCCGTGTAGGCTTATCTCGCTTGAATACGAAGCCTCGTACAACGAAAGAGCTCGACGTGTCTGATGCTTATGTCCGCCTGGCGACACGCGATGATTGCCTGTTCTTAGCGTCGAGGCTCAGGGAAGAAGACTTAAACGACATTCGGGTCGGGGGCAAATCGCCGGAAGACGCCCTCCTGTACTCGTTTGAGTCCAGCGATGAGTGCTATACAGCTTGCGGTCCAGACGGAATCCCGTTCGCCGTCTTCGGTATTTATGACGTACCAGACGACAGCCCGATACCCCTGAAGATCGGGGCTATTTGGCTGCTCGGATCTGACGACATAATGAAGTATGCCAGACAGTTTGTCGATGTTAGTCGGCAATGGATAGAAGACTTCGGGTCTACCCGCGACATGTTGTTCAACTATGTCCACAAGAACAACCTCGTCCATATCCGATGGCTTCGTCGGCTCGGGTTCTGCTTTGTGGCAGAACAAACGATCAACAACGAACCTGTTTACGAATTTCTGAGGATAAACACCAATGTGTGACGTAGTTGTTTTGCCCTCGCTGCTTATTGCTGCGGCGAGTACTGGAGCAAGCATTGCTTCCCAGAATGCCCAGTACAGGGCTCAAAGCGCGTTCCAGGGTCAAACCGCGGCTTTCCAGAAGGAGATGTTCGCTAAGACCGTGGCCAGCGTCCGCCAAGACGTCCACACTCAGACTATGACCCTGTACAAGGGTCTTGAGGAGCAGCGCCGAGCGGTTTACACCAATGTAAACAACGTCGCAAACGATGCCCTTAAAGCCGCCGCAACTATGGAAACGTCTTTCGTTTCCGCCGGCATTCAGGGTCGCACCGTTGATCAGGAAATCAACGAGTTCGCGGCAGACTTCAGCCGCTACGCGGCGTCTAAGTTTGACGAGCTTTCTTCTCGTCATCAGCAAGTCATCCTCGAAGCCCAGTCGATTCGTAATCGCGGTCAAAGCATCATCAACTCTGGCGTTCCGCAGCCTTTGGCTCCGATCATGCAGCCTAACCCGATTCCCGCGATTCTTAACGGGGCTACTACGGGCATTAGCGTCGCTTCTTCGCTCCAGTCCCTACAGCCCCCATCGGGATCCTTCAACCAAGGCGCTGGAGTTCCGTCTGCGGGTTGGAGCAGCACTAGCAACTGGTACATGAGTCAGTCTGCTCAGGGATTCAACATGAACGCTAGGGGTGCTTTCTAATGTCGCAACTACCACAACCGTCGTTCAACCCCCAATCAAGCGTCGTTTCGAGCTTTGTGCAGCCGTATGTTCAGGCTCCTACCCCAGTCCAAGTTCAAATTGGGCAGGGTCTTGATGACATCGGGCCGGCATTCATGGCATTTAGCCAGACCCTGGCCGGATTCGTCGGCCAACAGGCGCAGATGAAGAAGATGGAGGACATTCAGGAGGGCAAGGCTAAGCTCCTGAAGAGCCGTAAGACGTTCCAGCAGCTTGTCAAAGATGGGACGATCGATCCTTCAGCAAACCCTTGGGAGGCTTATGGCGCAGCTGAGGCTGATGCAGTTGTTTCGGCGTCTCGGTTTACGTCGCAGCTTAGGAGTGATTACGAGCAGGAGCGCGCATCAAATCCGGCGATCCTTGACAGCATCGGTGGGTTTGATGCTTTCGCAGATGATCGTGTTCGCCAGGCTGCTAGCCAAGGCGTGGACAACCCGATTTGGGTGAACACGTTCCTTGGTGAGATCAATCCACAGCTTCTTGAAATGAGCCGAGAACACGCCGTTTCGGTTGGCCGTTCTCGACGCGAACGCATCTCGCTCGGTCTTACTGTGGGCATAGCAAATGAAATGGGCGGTCTTATTTCTGACCCCCTGTCCTACCCCACCGAAGCGGGGAAAGTCGCAACCCCAATCGTTGACGTCGCCACCAACGTGCAGCGCCGTCTTGACGATGTAGCCCAAACGATTGGTGGAACAGAAGCAAACAAGATTGCCACCAAGGTAATCATGGATCTGCTTGTCGAATACGGCGATGACCCCCGCATTCACGAGGCTGCTGCGCGTATCAAGACTGCCGGCGGCAAACTGGTTGACACGGAAACTTACAAGGCATCTCTCGTCGTGTCCGCCAAGGCCCGAGACAAGGCCCGCAGCGAACTGACGCTTAAGAAGCAGGAGGAAGTGTCTCGACTTCTCGCGACCTACGTTGGTCCTGAGCGTATCGCTCAAATGTCTCCGTCCGAGATCCTCGCTGGACAGGGCATTCCTTCTTGGGAAGAAGTAGAGCCGCAAGTTAAGAAGCTCGGGGTTGGAACTGACCTTTACTTCAAGGTGAAGGAAAACTACGCCGAAATGAAGCAGATGGCTATTCGCACCGCAGCGGTAGGCGCGATTAAGTCGCAGCACAGAATCATCGCGGATCAAGTAGCCCAGTCCTTTGCGGACGCCTCGCGAAATCCGGCGACTCTTGTTGAACTCTCGACTAGGTTTAGTTCGGCTCGAATTCAATCCGACTACGAGACGTTCCGAGACACGTTTACTCAGGCATACGGGCTGAATGAAGACGACACGCCAAAGTCCATCAACATGGACGCTATTCGAGAAGAATCTGTTCGCAGGTTCTACGAAAAGGCGGCTGAAGATGGTCCGCTTGATCAGGGGGAGATCGTGTCTCTCGCACGAATGAGCCGCTCTCTTGGAATGAAGTTTGTTCCAGGCATCACCGAGCGGATGTCTACGGCGATTGAAGCTTTCAATCAGCCGAACGCCGACCCGACAAAGATGCCCGCCCCGGTTTCCGAAGCGATAGATATCTATCGAACGTTCAGTCGAATGGGAGAAGCCGCTCTTCTCGGATTGAACGAGGAAACGGAGAACTTCCTTCGTCGTGTAGACGGCTTGATTGGAGCGAATATGCCGGTACAGGACGCCGTCGGAGCGGCAATTGAGCAGCAACAGCAGAACGGCGGAGCTACGCGACCGATTAAGCCCATCGATTCAGAACTCATTGAAGAAGCGTTTGATGAGTGGCGATCTGGTTGGTGGTTTGACCTCGGCTTCGCAAACGTGGGCGCCGACGCTCACGGCGCTTCTCGCTGGAAGAACGCCATTGAAAGCTACGCCATGAACGCTCAAATGGCTGGAGTTGCGCCGGCACAGGCCGTGTCTCGTGCTAAGGCTTGGGCCGCAGATCGCACCGTAGAGCTCGACAACGGCTCTATTTTCATCGTCGCAAATCCTCCGTCCACCCTGGGGTTCAATGCCGATGGGTGGAATGAAGTCAAGAATCACGTCGTGGGCAAGATCAACGAGAACCTGAAGGCTCGTGGGCTTGCTGAGATTGACCCATACGTCATTGGATTTAAGCCGTCAAGCAACAGCGTTGAGAACGCCAAGTTCCAACTCGTGTTTACCAACCAACCTTTCGAGGATGCGCTGCTTGACGCTAAGTACGGCGGCGAAGACTTTGCCGCTGAAATCCCGACGTCGTTTACTGTTCAGCAGTTGGACCAAATCGCCACCGAGATTTCTCTTACTAAGAAGCGGCCTACTCGCACCTGGTTTGGCGTTCCCGGTCCGCGGGAAGCTATTCCTGAGAGCCTTCGGATGAACATTCGATGAACAACCCCCTATCTCCAACCGGGCAATATCCTGAGCCTACAACTCCGGCGGCTGCTCCTCCGACCACGTTTGAGCAGCTTCAAATTCAGGATCAGTACAACAAGACTGCGCCTAGCCTTTGGGAAGCGGCTACTGGCACGACGCTTGCCTACGATCTCGGATCATTCCTGGGGTCGAGGTACGAGTTCGATCAGAACGATCCCAATTGGCGCGACGATAATCGCAATCGTTTGATGGAGATTCTTCAGACGACTCCAATTGAGTACCACGACGACATCCTGAGCTCAAACGGAATCGATGAAGCCGTGTTCACGAAGATGAGCATCGATGAGAAGTCGAGGTTTATCCGTCGAGTGGGAGAATCAGGGGCAATTGGGTACGGCAGCATGATTGGCATCAATCTGCTTGAAGGCGCTGCGTTTGGTATCGCCACCTTCGGCGCTTCTGCCCCCGCGTTGCTTGGGAATTCTTATCGCGGCATCAAGTCGCTCAAGACGATTGCTCAGGTTGCTCGGGCTTCTGATCGGGCCTCAGCCGCCAAGGCAATCGCCCAGAACGCCAGCCGGCTGTCTCTGTTTGCCCGTGGTGCGGGCGTGGGCGCTGCTGATGCCCTCGCTTTTACGGCAATCGATTCGATTGTCGATCCGACTGTAGAGGCGCAAGACTTCGCTTACGCCGGAGCCTTTGGATCGATTCTAGGCGGATCGTTTAACTCAATGCTTGGACGATCGCAGCTCGCCCGCCGGCTTGAGCGGTTTGGTCGCAAGTATGAAAGCGATCTGATGAATCGTGGTATTGAATTGCCACCCCGATTCGGCGCTACCGACGTCGCGGAACAAATTGCGCGGCGATTTGGTGTTGAAGCGTCGGTGGCAAACGCGATGCTTCGGTTCTTTGACGCGCTCGATATTGACCTTAGTGAGTTGGCTGTTGGTGGACGACTGAGCGCCGCTGATGCCGCCAAGGTCAAGACGACGATCAAGTTCCAAGACAAGGGCTTTGACCTTGGTGCTTTGGAAGTTCTTGATGACGGCCGTCTCATTCTTCGTTCGTTCTTCAACGACAATCCCAACGAAGGCGCGGCGATGCGGGGGATGGTTGGAGTCATCCGCCAACGATTGTTCAACGCCGACATCCCTGAAACGCATCGTGGCGGCATTACTGATGCTGATATCCGAGCGATCGATGATTGGCTTGGGAATAGCCGTAGAGCTCCACGAACTCGCGGTGCGTTCGGTGTTCCAGGCGGTCCTGCCACAAACATGCCCACAGGAGGAGCACCGGGCCGAATGGGGGCGATCGCGGATTGGACGCCCGCCGACGAGCGTAAGTTCATCAATGGCTTCATGCGTTGGATGATGTCTGCCGACGTGGACAGCGCCCGCCTTAGCGACCAAGTCTACGACTCGAACGCCTTTGATATTCCTGAGTCGGTCATCCCCGCATTCATGCGTATCAGGGAGATCCTTTCTCGGGTCTATGACGGCGTGAACGATCCACGCTTCCTGTCCACTCCGAAGCAACCAAAGCGCGTCAACCGCGTCTTTGAGAAGACGCTTGTTAAGCAAGTGACTGAGCGGGCGAAGCGGGAAAAGGAGCAGCTCCTTTTGTTCCAACAGGCGCTTAGTGGCGGCTCAGACGACGCCCTAGAAATCCCCGACGGGGAGGCGATCGGATCTGACAAGGACTGGAACGACACGCCCAGGATCTTTGGCATTGAAGGCTTTGGATCCAAACTTACTAGCCAAGCAATTTCCGCGATGACGTCCCCTATTGGGAAGATCCGGTGGTTGGCGATGCAGATGCACTTTACCCGCGTCGCTCCGCGAACAAACGACATGGCTCGGCGCATGGTTGGTCAGCCAACGACGATCAACGAGTACGTCCACCGAATCAAGGCTGTTACTGAACTGCGCCTTCTCCGCGCATTCAACAAGAACCTCAACGAGTTCATTGCGGATGGGAAGGACTATACGCAGATCGGTAAGGCCGAGCGTATGAAGAGCATCTTCCGCCACGAGAAGCGGAGGCAGTTCAATCAGATGGTGTATGAGGAAATTCATGCTCCAGGAACCCATTCAGATAAGAACGTAAAGGCCGCGGCCGAAGCGTGGCGCAAGGAAGTCAATACGCTTCGGGAGCTAGCGAAGAAGTCGGGGGTAAAGGGCTTTGAAGCTCTCGCCGAAGACCCCACATACTTCCCTCGTCTGTATAAGTGGAACGCGGTTGATGCTTTCGTCTTGCGTCACGGGCAAGATGAGTTCAAGAAGCTGCTGTTGAATGCTTTGGACAAGACGGACTTTGAGCCCGAGCAGGCAGACGCTCTTGCGACACTCTTGAGTGAACGTCTGCTTCGGATTGCCCGCGGTGAACGCAAGTCCGGCAGCTTCAACATCAATCAGGTCGTGCAAGAAATCCTGTCCGAGATGGATCGCCCGACGACGCCGGCAGGGCCGATTCTCACCCCTCGGGCTAGGTATCGATTCCGGGCCGATGTCCTTACGCGCTTGGAGGACGGATCTAGCGCTTCGCTTTCTGACCTGGTTGAGCGTGATGTGACTGTCGCTTTCAGCTCCTATGTTCGCTCTCTCGCTGGGGCTATCGGCGAAACCAAGTTGATCAATCGGTACAAGACCGAACTCCTTGCCAGAGGGGCGACTCAAGAGGCTGTGGACAAGATCAATACTTGGGCCGACCTGATTGATGACATCAAGAAATCATCTCGAAGCCTGTCTTCGGATGAAATGAATGGCTACATGGACTCTCTAGGTGAACTCCGCGCAACGATGCGGAGTGAGCCGGATCCGTCGTCGTTTGGTACTGGCGTCTTCAACACGGTGTTCTCCGAAAACGCCCGCCGGCTTATGAAGATTGCTTACTTGCAGCGCGGCGGCTCGTTCGCTTTGGCGCAGATGAACGAATTGGCCCGCACTATTTCACGGGCGGGATTCGATAACGTGTGGCGGCAGCTTCCTACGATCAAAGAGCTACTCGACAGCGCCAGGCAGGGCCGGCAAGTCAATGAATTGGCTTCCTTAATGGAACAAGCTTTCGGCCTAGGCTCTGACCGACTTCGCCGCACTACGGGTCGAATTGACGACGCTTTGAACGCATATCCGCCCCATGTTCGTGCGGGTTGGTATCAGAAAGCCGCCACAAAGATGGCTAAGGTAGACGAGAAGCTCGACGCGCTCGTGTTCGCGTTTGCCGACCTTAGCGGCCTTGCGCCGCTGACTTCGGCAACTCAGCACCTCACAGCGATGTCGCTCATTCAGCGTCTGCACTCCATCTCCGCGGGGCGCAGTAAGAACTTCAGCCCAGCGATCATTCGTCAATGGGGTCTTGAGGACTCTCAATATCAGGCAGTCGTCAAGGCTGTCGGTCGCCACGCTAAACTTGATTCTCGCGGTCGAGTCATCGACATCGACATGGACAACATCAGCAACGATGATTTCCGCGCTCTGATGACGTTCTTGGAGCGAGGTACGATTGCCACGATTCAGGATCCGCCCACAAGAGGCGATCTGCATAAGTTCTTCTTCACCCCCCTGGGGAAGATGCTTGTTCAGTTCCGCACGTTCAACACGAAGGGTATAGACAGCTTCCTCCGAACGACGATTCAGCGTAAGGACTTCGATGTTGTTCGTGAGTATTTGATGACGGGCATCCTGGCGATGCTCACACAAACGTTCAGGAAGCAACTTCGGTATGCGTCAATTACTGACGCTAAGGAACGAAAGAAGTACGAGAAAGAAAACTTCAGTCCTGGAGCCTATGCGTCGTACTTCATGTCGGGACCGACAGAAAACTACCTGTTGATGATCGGAACCGATTCGTTGAGCCAATTTCTGCTCGGCCAATCGACCTTTGGATCTAGGGTTCGATACTCAGGTCTGAGTTCTTCGCCATTTGACGTTTCGGGCACTCCGGCTTGGGCCGCGATCGACTCTGCTTATAAGGCGGTGCAGGGTCCAACAAGGGCAATGCTGAGGTCGGATTACGACTTCAGTCAAAGGGATTTGCATGCAATTTTCAACAGCTTGCCGGCTGCTAGGGCCGTAATCATCGGCGAAGGTCTTAGCAAGCTTGAAGAGTACTTGGGATCGAATCTACCTGAAGAATCAAAGAAGGGAACTAAATGACTCAGTTTTACGAGCTTCCGTACAAGGCGCGCAAGTTCTACAACGGCGACGGGCAAAGCCAGCACTTCCCCATTATCTTCGAGGGTGGAGCGCCTCTCGATTACGCTCACGTCAAGGTGTTCCTGAATCAGTCAGAATTGACCACCGGCTGGACTATTGTCGAACTGAACGGCGCAAAGAACGTCCGCTTCGATACCGCGCCTGCTTCCGGTACTGGCAACGTCATGTTGCAGCGCGTCACGCCATCAAACGCCGATGAGCGAGTCGTGGACTTCAGCGACGGATCCGTTCTGACCGCAGAAGCTCTTGATCGCGCACAACTCAACTCGCTGTATGTATCGCAAGAGTCCGCGGACCTGTTCCTTGATCAGGGTGGATCAGCGGTAAACATTGCTACGGCACAGACGATTTTGGGCGAGAAAACGTTCAACAACAACCTGATCATTTCGGAAGATGGGCGCTTGATTTACAAGCCCGCGACGCCGATCTCAAAGGTGGATTTGGGTGAACAGTACGTTCTTGCGGCTGAGTCTTCTACTGGTGTTGTTGGGTGGCAGAAGACCGCTCTTACAACCATCCAAGATTCAATTGTTCAAACCCAAGGTCCAGCCGGTACGCAGGTAATTACTGCTGCGAAGCAGTTTGACAACGTAACGATTTCAATTGCTGGATTCAAGGTTTCTGGTGGTACTGCTCCAGTTAAGGACAAGGCTGTTGTTGCTGGAAACAACCTTGGACAAATGACGTTGCAGCCGATTGTCAACGGGATCAAGTTTTCTGATTCACCGGTGGCCCCTGTCAATACGGGAATCGTGACGGTCACTCCCGCGGCAATCGGCGCGGTTGCTGTCGGATCAGTCGTGGGTAACACGCAGACGATCAACACCGAAGTCATCTTCACCCAATCCGTGGAAATCGGTGACGGCACGGTTGACGATCAGTTGACTATTTCAGGTGACCTGTATTTGGCGTCGCCGCAGGCCGCATCAGGCAAGGTTCTTGGTTGCCTCGGATCCAACGGCCAGGCTGACTGGATCAATCCGCCGCAGACCGGCATCACGAGCATCAACGGTGACTCTGGAACTAATGGTGTCGTCACGCTCGACGCTGCCGATGTAGGCGCTGTATCGACCACGCAGGATCAGACGGTTCTTGGCCACAAGACGTTCCAAGATTCTGTCACTCTCGGCAACAACGAAACAAAGAGCGTCACGATCAACGGGACGATGAAGTACACCAACGGCGTCACGCCGACTGGACAGGCTGGTAAGGTTCTGACGTCTCTTACGGACGGAACCGCAGCTTGGGGGAATCTTCCTAGCATCGTCAACTCGATCCAAACCGTCAATGGTGCGGTGAGTGGTGACGTGGCGCTGACTGCGGCTGACGTTGGAGCTGTGTCAGCGGGAACTACGCAGACGATTACTGGTGAAAAGACGTTTACGAACAACGTCACGCTCGGCAACAGCTCGTCGAACATCATTAGCATCGGAGGTTCTCTCCGAATTCCTGTCGGTCAAATTGCTGCCGGTAAAGTTCTGACAAGCGACGCCCAAGGTAATGCGTATTGGGCCGCAGCTCCAGCAACGGGTATTACGAGCGTCAACAACGATACGGGCACAAACGGAGCTGTCACGATCGACGCGGCCGATGTAGGAGCTGTTTCGTTGACCGCGAATGAAAGCGTTTCCGGCAACAAAACTTTCACCGACTCAGTAACTCTTGGAAACAACAACACAAAGAACGTTGTTGTCAACGGGACGCTTAAGTACACGAACGGCGTTACTACTCCAGGCCAAGCCGGAAAGGTTCTTACGTCGCTTGAAGACGGAACCGCGGCTTGGAGCTCCCTACCTAACATCGTCAACTCAATCCAAACCGCATCCGGACCCGTCAGCGGAAACGTCACACTTACGGCCGACGATTTGGGTGCTGTTTCGGTTGGCGCAAATCAATCCATTACTGGAGCAAAGACGTTTACGAACAACGTGACGTTGGGTGAAAACGTAAACCAAGGCATCACAATCAATGGTTCGCTCCGAATTCCTGTTGGTCAACTAGCGGCCGGTAAAGTTCTGACAAGCGACAACCAGGGTAATGCATACTGGGCTTCGCCTGCTGCTACGGGAGTTACGTCGGTCAACAACCAGGCCGGGCCGGATGTTACGCTTAGCGCCGCCGATGTTGGTGCCGTGAGTGTTCAGGGCACTCAGGAAATCACGGGTCACAAGACGTTCTCCAACAACGTGAATCTTGGTGTTGACGGTAATGACGTCATCACGATCCAAGGTGACTTGCGTTATCCCGTTGGCCACGCTGCGGGTAAGGTTCTGACTTCGACCGCCGACGGCAAGGTGATTTGGCAGACGCCGGAATCCGCTCCAGTTCAATCTGTGAACGGGAATACCGGGGCTGTGACAATCAGCGCTGGAGACCTGGGCGCTTTCACTTCAACCACGCTTCCAATTGCTAGCGCATCTCAGCGAGGAGCTGTTCGTATTGGTACTGGACTCGGAGTAGACGCGCAGGGCATTATTAGTGTCAACGCCAGCGCCGTGCTCCCCGTCGCATCGGCAACCGTTCTTGGTGGAATTAAGGTCGGCAGCAATCTGTCGATCAATCAAGATGGCGTGTTGAGCGCGGCAATTTCCCAGACTACTGGTGTCACTACGTTTAACAGCCGCACGGGAGATGTTATGCCCGCGTCGGGAGATTACACCGCGGCTCAGGTTGGAGCCTTGGCACTTGGGTCGGACTACCAAGAAGTCACGGGAAAAAAGCGATTCTCTAGTGCGCTGCTTGCGGCTCCTGCGGGCGGCGCCAGCACCCAAGTTGTTGGGCAGAACGGCATGTCCGGGGTTCAACTAAATTCCGACGGCCTCGCTCAATTTCAGCGCACGACGGGTACTGCTAACGCAATTCAAGTTCACGCCCCTAGTGGCGGTACTACCGCATTCGTCACGAGCGCCGGCTCTGCTCAATTCAACGGCGTCGTGACTGCAATCGGCGGCTTTAGTTCTCCTGCCGGCATGAACATCGGCGACAACACGAACGACGGTATCAACATCACGGGTACGCTTAAGATCGCCGGCAACGGAACCCCAGCAAGCGGCAAGGTTCTCGTCTGCACGAATGCGGACGGTAATGTTGAGTGGCAGTTCCCAGCAAATGCCCCGGTTCAAAGCGTTAACGGGGTGAATGGGGCTGTGTCGATTTCGGCTGACGGAGAGGCGAATCCTAGCACAAATCTCAACGCCGTTACAAAGGCAACAGCGCAGACGATTTCTGGCGCAAAGACGTTCTCGGCTAACACGCTGTTTAATGCGAACGTCACTTTGGGCGACAACGCCGCCGACGTGGCAACCGTAAACTCAACTTTGAAGGTCGTGTCGGGCTCACCCGCAGCCGGTAAGGTTCTGACGTGTTCTAACGCAGACGGTACGGCTGTTTGGTCTACTCCTGCGGTTCCTCCTGTGACTTCGATCATTATGGGGGGCGAAACTTATACGGGTAATGTCACGATTAATGCGGCAACCCTGGGTGTTCTCAGCACCTCAAGTGACTCAACTGTTACGGGATCGAACACGTTTTCGGGGGCTCAAACATTTACTGGCGGCGTTACGCTTGGTGATGCGCTCAGCGACAACATCACGATCGAAGGCACGATCAAGATTCCAACCAATGCCGGCGTAAATAAGGTCCTCACTTGCTCAAACGCCGACGGTACTGCTGTTTGGACGACTCTAGCTTCGCCTCCGGTTACTTCAGTAAACGGCGCTGTTGGCGCTGTTACCCTAAACGCTGCAAGCGTCGGGGCTGTATCCGTCGCTGGCAACGAAACAATTACCGGCGCAAAGACGTTCGCGGCTAACACGCTGTTTAATGCGAACGCCACTTTGGGTGACAACGCGGCGGACATTGCAACCGTCAACGCGACCTTGAAGATTAATTCGGGCGCCCCTGCGGTCGGTAAGGTTCTGACGTGTTCTAACGTAGACGGCACGGCCTCTTGGTCTACTCCTGCGGCTCCCCCCGTGACTTCGATCATTATGGGGGGCGAAACTTATACGGGTAATGTCACGATTAATGCGGCAACCCTGGGTGTTCTCAGCACTTCGGCTAACACGACGATTACTGGTGAGAACACGTTCTCCGCACCGCAGACGTTTAGTGGTGGCGTGACCCTCGGTGATGCGCTCAGCGACAACATCACGATCGAAGGCACGATCAAGATTCCAACGAATGCGGGCCTCAATAAGGTACTCACTTGCACGAATGTGAACGGCACGGCTGAGTGGACGACTCTTGCTGCACCGCCGGTTACTTCAGTAAACGGCAATGTTGGTGCTGTTGTCCTAGACGCTGCAAGCGTCGGGGCAGTCGCTACTTCTGGCAACGAATCGATCAGCGGCAACAAGACGTTCAGCGGAACTACGACGTTTGCCGGAACAACGAACCTGAACGGCAACACCGTTCTTGGCGATGCGGGGGCCGACACGGTCGTTGTTAATGGGTCGCTACGCATCCCCGCTGCGGCGACTGTGGGCCGCGTGTGGACTTGCTCTAATGCGACTACTGGGGCAGGATCGTGGTCTACCCCGCCAGTAGTCTCTGTAAACACCCAAACCGGGGTCGTAGCTCTTACTGCGGCAGACGTTGGAGCGGCGTCGATTTCGGCCCTCAATACCGTGAGCGGAGTAGCAAACCAAGCGGCAATCGACGCCGCTACGGCTGTCACAACGGCATCAAACGCCTTGGCGGCGGCTAATACAAAGCTTTCGAGCGTTGCTATCGGCCAAACTCCGATTGGTCCGACTGGATCTGAAACCAACTTCGACTGCTTGTCGGGTTCTGGTACTTCGGCTAGTCCGCTGAAGGTTCTCGGGGCTCATCCGGTTGGCTACGTTCCTAGCGGCGATTTGACTGGGTCATATCCGAGTCCGACCG